TTGGTAAGAAAAAAGATGGTGAAGAAAATGACGATTCTGATGCTTTTCCAATCGTTGAAGTATTTTTAAATACGCACAGAGACAGATATGTCACTGCAACTGCGTCAACTGCATAATCTAAAGGAGAATAATATATGGCTATAAATAGAGCAAGTATTGCTAAAGAACTCCTACCAGGATTGAATGCAGTTTTTGGTACGGAGTATGGTGAGGTAAATGACGAACATCAACCTCTTTTTGAAATAGAAAATTCTGATAGGGCTTTTGAAGAAGAAGTTCTATTTACAGGATTTGGAACTGCACCTGTAAAAGGTGAGGGTGAATCAGTTTCTTTTGATGATGCTCAAGAAAGTTATACAGCTCGTTATGACAACGAGACTATAGCTTTAGCTTTTGCTGTCACAGAAGAAGCAATGGAAGACAATCTATATGATACTTTTGCAAAGTTAAGAGCAAAAGGATTAGCTAGAGCTATGGCAAATACTAAGCAGGTAAAAGCTGCTAAGATATTTAATAATGGTTTTAGCACTGCAGCATCTGATGCTATAGGTGATGGTCAACCATTCTTTAGTGCATCTCATCCAACTATATCAGCAGGTACGCAGACTAACTTATATACTGGAGCAGCATTATCTGAAGCTTCTATTGAAACTGCTGTTATACAGATTCAAAAGACTAAAGATGATAGAGGAATATTAATAGGTGCACAAGCTGTATCATTACATGTTCCTGTTGATTTAACTTTTACTGCAGCTCAAGTATTACAAAGTGAGTATTCAACAACTACTGCTGCTAATGGTGGTAATGGAATTACTAACGTAAATGACATTAATGCTGTTAGAAGTATGGGTGTTATTCCACAAGGTTATTTTGTGAATAGAAGATTCACTGATACTAATGCATACTTTTTCAAAACTGATATTCCAAATGGTGCAAAGATGTTTAATAGAACACCTTTACAAACCAAGATGGAACCAGATTTTGATACTGGTAACTTACGTTTCAAAGCTAGAGAAAGATATTCTTTTGGAGTATCTGACTGGAGAAGTTACGTAGGTAACGAGGGTGCATAACCACTAACCACTGGGGAGGGTAGTAAAATACTCTCCCTATATTTTAAGGATAATAGATGGCTAAAAATATAACAGCAGTAAATAAATCAGGTGGAGATGGAGTAATTATTGCAACGAATGGTGTTACAAGAATAGTAGCTATTCATGCATATTCTACTATAGCAGGTACATTTGCTATAGCTGATAGTACAGGAGATAAGATAAAGTTTCAAGTTCCAGCTAGTGGAACAGCAGATATTTATATAGGTGATATGGGTGTTAGGTGTGATGCAACAGTAAGTGTATCTACTCCTAATTCAGGTAGTGTTACATTATTTGTAGGCTAGATAGATGCCTAATTTTTCTTTTCTCAAAACAGATATAATAAATACAACAGAAAATGATTCTACAGAATTTGCAGATCAAATACCTTTTTTTGTAGAAAAAGCAGAGATACGTTTAACAAAAGATTTAGATGATGTAGGGCTAACACAGTTTAGCTCTTTTTCTTTTACAGCATCTAATCCAGTTGTTAGTCTTCCTGCTGAAACAAGAATTATAAGAAGTGTTAATTTTAAAACAAGTGCTTCTTCTAATATAACAACTCTTTTACAAAGACCTTATGAGTATGCTATAGATTACTTTCCTTATGCAAGTGCATCTACAGGTACTCCTAGATATTACGCTAGAAAAAATCAAACATCAATATATATAGTACCAACTCCTGCATCTGCTTTATCAGGAGAAATATCTTATGTGCGTAAACCATTAGGTTTAGCAAGTGCTACAGGTACAAGTGTAACTACAACAAATTATTTTAGTGAGTTTTGTTATGATGCATTATTTTATGCATGTATGATAGAAGCAAATAGATTTATGAAAAATCCTAATGGTGTACAATTATACCAAGCTGATTATGTAAATGCTGTAGAAGGCTTACGTAATCAAGCAAGAAGATCAAGACAGGATAATATGGAGACTGCACATAATCCAAGTGGTGGTCCTAATGTTTTAGTAAAAGGAAGTAATTAATTATGGGTAAAACTAAAGTAGGTGATTATAATAAAGGTAAATGGAAAAAACCAATAGTTAGGGTATATAAACCTAGAATTTATTTTGGAGAGAAAGATAGAGTTGAATGGCATAAGGATTATGAAAGTAATGCAAAAGGTTTTTCTTTAGAAGATTTAGCAGAAGAACAATTTAATAAAGGTGGTATAGTAAAAACTAAAAAGAAAAAAAAGAAAATAAAAAAACCTAGAGGTGTAGGAGCAGCATTAAAAGGTTATGGAAGAGTATCTAGATAATGACAATAGGTAGGTCAAATATTAGAATGCAATTAACTAAAAGATTACAAAATAAAAAAGTTAAAAAAAAGAATAAAAAGAAAAAAGGTAAAAAATAGTGGCAGGAATAATAAATTCAAAAGCTTTATCTAGACAATTTTTAAAAAGTAGTAAAGAACTTGTTAAAAAAATAGATAACTTTATGTCTAGTCCTGATAGTTATACACCAAGTAGTATATCTAAAAGTTTTAGACAATCAGGTAAAGCACATTTAAATTCTTTATATAAAGAGTATGCAAAAATATATGAGAATTTAAATCCTGGTGCACCTAAAAAAGAAATTAAAAAAGCTGCAATTAATGCTGTATTAAAACAAGATAAAGAAGGATATATACCTTTTACAAAAGAACAATTAATGAAAGAAGAATCTCCTTTTTATGAAGTTCCAACAGAACAAATATTAACTAAAATTGGAACAAAAGATGCTAGATTAAAACAACAACCTAGAAGTGAAAGTAGATTTGGTGTTGGTGGAACTGAGTTAGTACCTGAAGGACCTTTATTAAAAGAAACTGTTGATGTACCTGGCGTAGCTCAATCTAAATCTATACAAAAACCTTCTGATATTGTTGGTCCTGCAGATGATATGTCTGCTAAAGTAAGATTTTCAGATGAATTAGGATTACTTACAGATGATGTAGGAGAAATAGGTGGTGCTGGATATGTAGAAACTGCAGGATTACCTGGAGTTCCTTTAGAAGGACAGTTTATACCTAGATCTGCAGCAATTAAAAGTGAAAAACTTGAACCATTAATAATTAAAAAGAAAGAAGTTCCAGGTGTTTTAACTGGACCTCAATCTAAAATTAAAGGAGAACTTAGAAGTGTAGGAGGACCACAATTAGATAAGAATGCTTTATCTAAATTTGTGTTTGATAAACAAACTGGTTTATTAAAATTTATACGTGATTTAAATCAAATTGCATCTGGTAAAGAAGATAAAGCAACTAGAAAAGCTAATTTAGAGATTGGTAATATTTTTTATGATTTAGCTAGTCGAAAACAAGGTGAGACTGTTAATGTTGCTAAAAAAAATAAAAAAGGAAAACTTCTTTTTAATAAAGATGGCTCTGTTAAAACAGAAAAAAAATATGCAGCTTTTAGTCAAGATAATCCTAAAAACTGGAATCAAGTAAAAAATAATAAATTAGTTAAAGATGAATTTGCAAATTATTTTGATAGTCCTGAGTGGAAAAATATTACACAAGGAAAAGGAACAGGATTACAACTTAAATTAGATGAAGTTTTAGGATTAAAAGAAGTTGATAAAATTAGAGGAACACAACCCAAAAGTAAAGATAATCTAGTTAAAGTATTATTAAATGAAGTTTTAGGTACGTTAATGAATCCTAATATAATTAATCCTAAAATTAGGTCTAAGACTGCTGAAATATTAACTGAAGATTATGGAATTAAACTTCCTAAACAATATAAACCAATGGATATAACTTCAAAAGATTTAGAAGGAAATATAATACTTAGAGATAAAAATACTGGAAATAGACAATTAACAAATATTAAAACTGGTAAAATATTAAAACAAGATGAAGGATTAAAAAGACCTGACTACATAAATTATATTATTAATACTTTAAGTAAAATAGATAAACCAACTAGAACAAAAGAACAAACTCAAGACTTAATAAAAATGTTAACGAAAACAACTAAAGAGTTTGGAGATCCTTTTGAAGATCCAGGACAAACTTATAAAATAGGTACTAAAACTGAAGTTAGTCCAAGAACTAAAAAATTAGAAAGAGTTAGTAAAGATATTGATTTAGAAGAAGAAAGAAAGCTTAGAGGTTTTACAGAAAAAGGAGAACAAATATATGATGACACATATAAATTTTCAGATGAACCAGAAGAATTAACAGGTGATTTTTCTATTGCATCTAGAATAGATGATGATACTTTAAAACAATTATTTGAAGAAGATGCAGCAACACGTTTTGAAAAACCACCTGAGTCAGGAATAGTAGGTGCTTTTAGTGAAACAAGTCAAGGCATTACAACTCTTAAACCAGATGTAAAAAATTTTTTAAAAAAATATTTAAGTCCTAAAAAAAGAAAAGAATTAACTAGAGAAGAAAGACTTACAGTTATAAGAGCTCAAAAGATTTATTTAGCAGCTTTAAAAGAAGCTAAAGCAAGAAAATTAAAAGGTAAAGATGCTGAAGCATTTGCTGAAGAAACTGTATTAAGTGTAATTACAAAAGAACAAGGAGGAGATCCTCAGTCTGTAATGTTCTATCCTGAAAAAATGTTAGATCCTAAAGACAAAAAAATTAAGGATAGATTAAGAAAACCACAACTAAGAGACTTAGAAGTACCAGAAGAAGGACCTTATCTTCCAAATTTATTTTTACCAGAAGGTAAGAAAACACCTTTTACTAGAGGAACTACAAGACAAGATTTTCCTACAGAGTATAGTCCTAGCACTGCACGTCAAGGACCTCCTTCTGTACAACGTAATATAAGTAGTCTTTTACAAGATCCTCAAAGTTATGTAGGTAATGAAATACTAAGATTATATGCAGATATTTTAAGAAGAAAAAGAAATTTAGCTAAAGGTGGTTTAGCAGGACTAACTAAAAAGAAAAAGTTTGTACCTAAAATAGTTAAAAATAAAAAATTAAAAAAAAGAAAACAACAAAAACCTAGAGGTGTTGGACAAGCACTTAGAGGTTATGGAGCAACATGTGGCTAAAAAAAGAAAAAGAAAAGGACTAGGAATGAAAGGCATGACTATTGGTGGTGGTCATAAAAGACCTACCAAAAGTGGTGCTGGACTAACAGCAGCAGGTGTTGCTAAATACAGAAGACAGAATCCAGGCAGCAAATTAAAAACTGCTGTGACGGAAAAAAACCCAACAGGAAAGAGAGCTAAAAGAAGAAAGAGTTTTTGTGCTAGATCTGCAGGACAAATGAAAAAGTTTCCTAAAGCAGCCAAAAATCCTAATTCAAGATTAAGACAAGCAAGGAGAAGATGGAGGTGTTAATTGTCATATCTAATAAGCAATATTCCACATTTCAAATGTTGGGTAAGAAAAGAGTTTACGCATAACCATATAAAGTATCATGGTGAACATTTACATGGTTTAGCGATTGCAGTAAATACAGTACCAGACAGATGTCTAAGTTTTCAAGTTGTATTTACTGGTATACAAGAAGAAGAAAATACAGTAGGTGGTGCAATGTGGGCACGTCTTCCAATAACAGCTTTAATAGCTGATGAGGTGCTAGAAAAAATGCCAGAAAGAATGGATACTCATTTAGCACAACCTTGGGATTGTTCTTCTAGAGGTCACTCAGTAATAGTGATGGATAGAATAAGTTCTAGCCCTTGGCATTGTAAAATAGGTGGAGATTTTTATAAAGGAGGTAGAGAGGTGTTTAAAAAACAAGCACAAAGAACACAATCTGTTTACACATCACCTCTAAACAAGCCAACTGCTAAATGGTTGGAAGAGCTAATAACTTCTCCAAATGTATGGATAGAACAAAGAACAAATGCAAGTATAACAGTGCAAGAAAGTGATGTTAGGACTTCTGAATTTGGATATATGCCTGTTATAATTACAAACTCAGATATTGAGACTGTCAATCAACAACAAGGTTTAGTATCTTTCAATCTACAATATACTTTAGCACATAAATTATCAACACAGAGAAATTAATGAATCAGGTTAAGTTACAAATATTTGATGATGTCACTGTTCAAGATACAAATGCTAACTTTATAAAAAACTATAGTTATTATCCAGACGCATCTGATTGGACTTTAGGTACAAACTGGAGACATATTGGCAACAAAGTACGACACTTATTAGGTTCAACAGATACTTTAGAACAAGTAAATGATCAAATCATAGAAGGTAGAAAGTATAAAATGTTGATTAATGTAGGAAGATATAATACAACTCAAGCAGGTACTCTAATATTAAAAGGTCATTTAGCTAATGGTGCAGATTTAACTTTGGTAGATTCTACTATAATAACAGCAGGTACTCCTGCTGCTGGTAATAATACTTCTGCAAGAACATTACTTTATGAATGGACACAAGGTAGTAATAATGTTGGTAAATTAGTTCTAGAAGGTTCATCTAATTTATTTATAGATGTCAATTTTGTTTTTGTATCTGGTTTTGGACTCTCTGAAAGCTCTATAGTTGGGGAGCTAGATGTTTTTGATCATTCT